CAATTATTCAAATACTGCCACAGCTTTTGCCGCAATTACTCACAGCAGCAACCGACTTTTTCATGGGAATGTTGAACGGCTTAAACACCGTCATACCGCAGCTTGCGGCACAGATCCCGATCTTAATAAACCAAATCACAACGACATTGACCGCAAATCTGCCGCAGATTATCACGGCAGGAATTCAAATTCTTGTAAATTTGATCAACGGTATCACTTCCGCAATTCCTTCACTAATCGACGCAATTATCGCACTATTTCCAGTCATAGTTAATGCAATACTGGGCGCACTGCCGCAGATCATAGAAGCTGGCTTGAATTTACTTCTTGCGCTTGTTTCGGGCATTGTGCAGGCAATACCGCAGTTGATCGCTATGCTGCCGACAATCATTTCAACGATTGTTTCGACATTGACAACGATGTTACCGCAGATCATTTCAACTGGTATTACACTTCTGAATTCGTTAATTTCTGGAATAACGCAGGCAATACCGCAGTTGATCGCTATGCTGCCGACGATTATTTCAACGACAGTTAATACATTGATTGCGAACCTTCCGCAGATCATTTCCGCTGGTATCGAATTGATCGGCGCACTGATAAGCGGACTTATACAAGCGATACCGTCACTTGTTGCAGCCATTCCACAGATTGTCACGGCGATTTTTAACACCTTCAAAGCGATAAACTGGGGAGAGTTAGGAAAGAACATCATTGACGGCGTGATCAACGGCGTAAAGAACGCAGCAAGCAGTCTGATCAATGTATTCAAAGACCTTGCAAGCAGCGCACTGGACGCAGTAAAAGACTTTTTCGGCATTGCCAGCCCTTCAAAGGTCATGCGCGACGAAGTAGGAAAAATGCTTCCTGCTGGTATGGCGGTGGGTGTAGAAGAAGGCATGGACGACGAAGAAGACAGGATCAGAAAGGCAATGGAAGGCGGCGTGCCGACAACCATTGACAGCTATATCAACGCAAGAGTGAACGCACCAAGCGGACAGACAACAACCACAGCAGGCGGCTTCGTCCAGAATGTGACGATCAACAGTCCACGCGAGTTGTCGCCGTCGGAAACTGCAAGGCAGACCAGAAACGCAACGCGTCAAATGGTGCTGAAACTTCAACCGACATAAGAAAGGACGGCAGAACATGAGCAAATCAATAAAATGCGTGAATAACGCTGGAATGTCTGCCACTTTTGAATACGATCACGACAATACAGAGTTTTTTCTGGTAAGTTTAGACGGCGTTTACAGTATCAAAAACGCCGTCCAGACAAGCCAGAATGCAACGACGGACGGCAGCAGCTATTCGGGCGAAGCACTGGAGCAACGAAACATCGTGATCACGGCAAACATTCGCAGAAATTACCGAAAAAACCGCGATACACTGTCAAGAGTGTTCAAAGTCCATTCGCAAGGTATTTTCTACCACACAGAAGACGGAGAAACAAGAAAGATCGAATACTACGTCGAAAGTATAGACATTGAAGAAAAAGGCATAATTCGAGCGTGTACCATATCTTTAATTTGTCCAGATCCGTACTTCAAAGACGACGAAGCAACACACATCGAAATGGCAAGCTGGGAAGACGGCTTCGAGTTTGAGATCGAGATCGAAGAAGAAGGAATGGAATTCGGATCAAGATCAAAAGAAACAATCAAGACCGTTGACAATGAAAGCACAACGGCGATCGGTATTCAAATGACAATTATTGCAGAAGATACCGTCGTCAATCCGTCCATTATGAATGTGACAACAGGCGAAACGCTGAAACTGCTTTGCACAATGCTTCCCGATGATCAGATCGTGATCACAACAAAACAGGGAAATATAAATGTTGTATTGCTGCGCGGTGGCGTTGAATACGATTACAACTACACTGTGGACGAAGACAACGAAGGCTATGTGCAGTTAGAAACAGGGCGAAACTATATCAATTATACGGCTGACGAAGGCGGCGACTTTATGAACGTAAATTTTGATTTTGAAAATTGTTACGTTATGCCGTAAGGAAGGGAGCGCAGGCACATGGCAGAAATGCAAACAGCAGTTGAAATGCGACAGCAAAAGCAAATAAAAGTATACAACGACGAAATGCAAAGACAGGGAGTGATCGACGTATACCGATCATTGATCTGGACACGCAAATATTTTGAAGCAGGAACGGTGGAACTACACGCAGCACTAAACAGCCGCAATCTTTCACTTTTGAAAGAAGGAAACATCGTTGCCATGACTGGATCAGTGGAAGCGGCATTCATCGAAGGGATCGCCGCTGACGACTATTCAAACGAAATCACAGCAACAGGGCGTATGCTTTCAAGCGGTATCGCAAGACGCGGCATAAAAACAGTTGTTGTGTTCAAAGAAGGAACATACGAAGAAGCAATGCGGCAGCTTGTAAACATTGCCGCAATCGAAGCAGACGAACCATTGCCACATTTACAACTGGCAGAAGCACAAGGACTGGGCAACACAGTGACTTTTCAAGTGTCATACAAAGACTGTTATACATACTTGACGAAGCTGTCACGGTGCAGCAATCTGGGCTTTCGCATTCGTCCAGACTTCAAAAACAAAATTTATTATTTTGAAGTGTACGCAGGCAAAGACAGGACAAAGAACCAGTCACAAAACAAGCGTGTGACATTTTCCGAAGTGTACCGCAATTTGAACAAAGCCACATACACTTCAAATTCACAGAATTACAAAACGCACGCGGTCGTGTTCGGCGAAGGCGAAGGCACAGCACGAACGACAATGACGGCAACCATTGACGAAACAGCGACAGGCTGGCAACGGCGCGAAGTCATGGTGGACGCGCGCGACGTATCAAGCGACGACATGACAACGGCAGAATACCAGCAGGCGTTGATCCAACGCGGAAATGAAAAGCTGGCAGAATTCGGGATCGTTGAGTGTTTAGAAGCTGCGACGCTTCCTTTTGTCAACTTCGCATACAAAACAGACTATGATCTGGGCGACATCGTAACAGTTGAGAAAAAAGCATGGTCAATCGAAATGGACAAAAGGATCACAGAAATTCAAGAGATTTACGAAAACGGCGGCTTTTCGATAGTACCAACATTCGGAAGCCCACTGCCAGAAAAAGTGGATCTTGCAGACAATTAAAGAAAGGAAAAGCACATGGCTGAACAGTACAGTTTTTTTAATTCAAAAGACCACGACAGACGCTACAATGCGCGCCACTGGGCTGACTACTTCGCGCCGCTTTTCAAAAGCGGAGTTTTCAACGGAGATTTACAAGTCACGGCAAATGACGACATGACCGTCACGATCAACACAGGGTACGCATGGATCGACGGCTACGCATACCACTTAACCGAACCACTGACAATCAATCTGGAAACGGCAAGCGGTAACATGAACCGCGTTGACAACATCAAAATACAACTTGACTTGTCAAATCGCTGGATCACACGCGCAGTTGACACAGGCAACTACTATTCGGGCGAAGCAGTACCGACAGAACCACAAGTCACAGCAACCATTCACGATCTTGTCATTGCAAGGGTAAACGTGGCAGCAGGAACAACAGCGATCACACAGGACATGATCACAGACACCAGAATGGACGAAACATTGTGCGGCTGGGTATGCGGAGCAGTGCAGCAGATCAGCTTCGAGCAGATCAAAGCACAGTTCGACACATTCTTTGCAAAGTATCAAGCGGACATTCAAACAGAATACGCGGAGTATTTGCAGAATATCGCTTCGCTGGAAACACAGGCAAATACACGCTATCAAGAAATGGACGAAGAATTCACAGCGTATGAAAACCAGCAAAAGGCAGATTTTGAAGCGTGGGTGGAAAGTATCAAAGATATTTTGGACGAAGCGGCAGCAGGCAATTTGCTTCTGATGATCGAAACCAAAATGCAAAAAGTCACAATCGGAGTTGTTGACGGCAAAGTGTGTCTGGACATTGAAGAAGGTTTGAACCTTGCAATGGCAGGCTTTACGGCGAAAGACTACGTTTTCAGCGACGACGGAAAAATGATCACAGAAACCGACGCACACGGTAATGTGAAAACAACCACTTTTGCATCTGATACCCAGATCGAAGAAGAATACCACTTCACAAGCGGCAACCGATACAAAAAGACAACCGTATTTGACGGCAACAAAATTTCAGAAAGGATCGAACAGATAAATGGCTGATTTTGTAGGAAGTAAATACACAATAGACAACATGAAAAAAGGAATACCACCAGCGGACGTGCTGGCAATTTCCGCGCAGGCAATCGACGGCGGCGTGAAAATCAAAGTGACACCGCCAGCAGATACCTTGATCGACGGTCAGAGAATTTGCACGGTCAAAGGTTATCGGCTTGTATTGAAAGAAGGCAGCCTGCCAGAACACGAAAACGACGGCACAATCATTGAAGAAGTAACAGATCTGGAGAAATACCAGAAAACTGCAAAGATTGCGGAAGGATTGACAAACGACACAACATATTATGTGGCAGCTTTTCCGTTCAGCGATTATCTGCTTTTCAACAGAAACAGCGCGAATGCAGCAAAATTCACGCCACAAGAATATATTTTGTTTGGATATTACGACGACACGACGGACAGCAACCCAGAAACAAAGATCCACTATACCGATATGTGCGAAGGCTTCACGCCAGCGCGTTGTGTAGCAGATAACACAGGCGGCTGGACAGAAGGAAGCTGGACAGAAGACGCAGCATGGTTCATCAAAGGCAACAAGCCTTTTATGGTAAAATCTGACGGCACGATCGACTACGAACTGGATCACAATGATTATTCAAAGAAAAAAGCAGACGGCACAGCGTCCGACGTATCAAACACAAGCTACGACGGAAACGCAATGGCTTCAATTCCGCTGATCTATGTAAAACGCTGGACAGAAGGCACAAAGAAGTATCGCCAGTTTTGCAATATCCAGCTTGACGAAGACTTCCACGCATACGCGCACACCAGAGAAGACGGATCAATCGAGCCATACACCATGATCCCGATGTTTTTCGGTTCGCTCATTTCTTCAAAGGTGCGTTCGGTAGCAGGACAAACCCAAATGAACACACAGACTGGAGCAAACGAACTGACATACGCAAAGAACAACGGTGCTGGCTGGTCAACAGGCTATATGTCAATGACAATTCTTTTGTGGGAACTTGAAACGCTTTTGACAAGATCCACCGACAAGCAGGACGCTTGTGGCTACGGAAATTATACTGGCGGTTCAGCAGCAAGCAACTTGTCAAAGACAGGAACACTTCTGACAGGCGGTCGCTTCTTCGGCTACGGCGCAGACGTGAACAAGCCACGAAAATTCCTTCATGCTGAATGGCAGGGCGGCGCATGGGAGCGTATAGAAGGTTGGTTGTATGTCGGCGGTAAACATTACTTGAAACCATACCCACCGTATAATGAAACAGGCGACGGCTACATCAACACAGGCTTGTCAATGTCTGGAACTTCGGGATCATACATCAAAGAAGGCGTATTGACTGAATATGGCGAAGTGCCGACAGTCCTTGACGGATCTTCTGATACATACTATTGCGACGGCGGCTGGTATAACGCTTCGCAAGTCGATCACGCGCTTGTCGGCGGCGGCTGCTACCATGGTTTGAAGTGTGGCGGTGCTGTGGCTGTGAGCAGCCTTGTGTCGGCTTCGGACTGGGACTTTTCCGCGCGCGCCTATCTGAAAACGCCTACGACTGCGCAGGCTTCGGACATCGAAGACTAAGCAGTCAAAATGGGGGCGTGGGGGCGAA